ATATGTTACAAGCATTGATTGTCTTCGCTATAAAGCTATGGTTAATAAAAGGTTAAGTTATGCTAAACCTACTAGGTACGTTGCTAGGCGGTGCTACTGAGTTAGGCAAGACATATTTAAATAATAAAGCGGAAGAAAAACAAGCCAAGCATACAGCCCGAATGAGCGTTATAGAGAACGACGCTGACTGGGAAAAAACAATGGCTGAGTCTTCCAAGGATAGCTGGAAAGACGAGTTTTGGACTATAGTTTTAGCGGTCCCGATATTTATGGTAGGGTATGCGATAATAGTCAACGATGTAACCGTTATTGACCGTGTAGAACAAGGCTTTGCTGCCCTAGAAGAGTTACCTGAGTGGTACCAATATTTACTTTTTCTCGCTATATCTAGCTCGTTTGGTATACGGGGGGTAAGCAAAATAATGGGGTTAAAGAAATGATCTTGCCCTTTCCCATGCCGCAAGTTAGTGAGGAAGAACGTCTTCGTGTCTTAATGCTCAAACAAAAGACAGAAATAGAGGCGCAACGTATTCTAATCAAGAAGTTAAAAGAAAGAGTTGATAAGAAAAATGAAAACTAGCGGAGAGGGAATAGCCCTTATTAAAAAGTTTGAGGGCTGTAAGCTGGAGTCATATCAGTGTAGCGCAAATGTTTGGACGATTGGCTACGGTCATACGGCGGGCGTAGAAGAAGCCGATGAGATAACTCAACAAGAAGCCGATGTTTTTTTAGAGGACGACTTACATGAATTTGAAAAGTATGTACACAAATATATCAACACGCCTTTGGATCAAAATGAATTCGATGCGCTCGTTGCTTGGACGTACAATCTTGGTGCGGGTAACTTACGGGAAAGCACTTTGCGGACTTCTATTAATACTGGTGCTTCTGACGTTCCTTATCAAATAAAGCGTTGGAATAGGGCGGGCGGAAAAGTTTTAAACGGCTTAGTACGACGACGAGAGGCTGAAGCTTTATTATGGGCCGGAGAAGAATGGTCACATATTTAGTTAGAGAAGTAGCCTTCCTTGTATAAGATATGATAGGATAAAACACTACTTTAACAGACAATATGCGTACATATAAGAATGGATGAGATTCGTACTTCCGAAGCAGTTTTTAGAATTATTAGGGATAGAAGACAGAGCATTGTCGATTTAATGATGTACGGCAATGTTAAGTCTATGGAGCAATATCGTGAGCTTATGGGCAACATGGAAGCCCTAAATCATGTGGAACAGGAATTAAAACACCTGCTAGATAAACAGGAGCGTAGTAATGACTAAACCAGAAATTGACCTTTCTGCCGCACCAAATGCCTCTTTTAACCAAATGAAAGAAGAAGAGGAAGCAAAAACCTTACAAGAAGCCTACGTCGAAAAACCCTTTCTTCGTCCTGACAACATTGGTGAAAGTTTATTAGAAAGACTGCCCTCTCCAACGGGGTGGCGAATTCTTATCTTACCTTACCGTGGTAAAGGGCAAACGGAAGGTGGCATCTATTTACCTGACCAAATGGTTGAGCAACAACATGTGTCTACACAAGTTGGATATGTTCTTAAAGTTGGTCCCCTTGCATATAAAGACCCCGACAAGTTCCCATTAGGTTCGTGGTGCGAGGAAAAAGATTGGGTAATGTTTGCCAGATATGCAGGTTCTAGATTTTCTATTGATGGGGGTGAAGTTCGTATTCTTAATGATGACGAAGTTCTAGCCAAAATCTTAGACCCTGAAGACGTTTTGCATTTTTAAGAGGTGATTTATGAATACAGATAAAGATACGCAAGTTGAGTTAGAGGTTGGTGAGAACGATGTCGAAGTTGAAATAGATTCCAACGAAGAAGCGTCGATTGTTACCAACGAAGACCAGTTTCAGAAAGCCGACAACTCTACACAGAAAAGAATAGATCGTCTTACCAAGAAGATGCGCGAAGCAGAAAGGCGCGAGTCTGAAGCGGTTAACTACGCTAAACAAGTTCAGGAAGAAGCTCAACAGCTAAAGACTAGAATGAACAATTTGGACAGTCATTATGTTAATGAGTTTAGTAACAGGGTAACTACGCAACAGCAACAAGCTGAAGAAGCTATGCAACGCGCTATGGAAATAGGCGACACTAAAGCCGCGGTCGAAGCGCAGAGAGCTTTAACTTCGTTAGCTATTGAGAATGACAGGGCTCAACAAGCGAAAGTTCAACAAGGTCGTTATCAACAGCAACTGCAAGCGCAACAACAAGCTCAAGTTCAACAGCCCATGCCGCAGCAACAAGCTCAACCTAAAAGGCCCGATCCTAAAGCGGAACAGTGGGCCGTGAAGAACGATTGGTTTGGTCAAGATGAAGCAATGACTTATGCGGCTTTTGGTATACATAAGCGTTTAGTTGAAGAAGAAGGGTTTGACCCCAAGTCTGATGACTACTATACTGAGCTTGACCGAAGAGTTGCGGGAGAATTTCCGCACAAATTTGGTAAACAGAAGAGCCGTCCCGCTCAAACGGTAGCTTCTGCATCTAGACAAACAACAGGGCGCAGTGGGAAAAGGCAGGTTCGACTCACCCCGAGCCAGATTTCTATAGCCAAAAAATTGGGTGTGCCGCTAGAAGAATACGCGAAATACGTGAAGGAGTAGTGAAATGAGTGATACAACAGAAAAGTTAGATGCACCCATCAAACGGGCTTCTCGCGCAAATACACAACGGAGTAAAACGGCAGTGCGTAAGCCGTGGGCTCCGCCGTCAATGTTAGATGCACCACCTGCCCCTGAAGGGTTCAAGCATCGTTGGATTCGATCTGAAACCAGAGGATTCGATGATACTAAGAACGTCAGTGCAAGACTGAGAGAAGGGTACGAATTGGTTCGCCAAGACGAATATCCCGATTTTGAATCTCCAGTAGTTGAAACAGGTAAATACGAAGGTGTTTTTGGAGTAGGCGGCTTACTTCTTGCTCGTATACCCTTAGAAACTGTTGCTGAAAGGACCTCCTATTTTGAAGGTAGGAACCAAGATCAAATGGAAGCAGTGGATCAGGATATGATGCGGGAAAACGCACATTCATCCATGACGATAGCACGACCGGATCGTCAATCTCGTGTAACTTTTGGTGGCCGCAAATGACGGTCGCTTTATAACTAGGAGAAAACTACTATGGCAAATGCAAATACTGCCTATGGTCTTCGTCCTGTTGGTATAGTTGGAAGCGGTGTAAACTCTACTGGGGTGACCCAGTATGAGATCGCAAGCGACAATACTAATGCTATTTTCCAATACGGTATAGTTGTTCCTACCTCGGCAGGTGTTATTGCCTTCGCTGGTGCAACTAACGGTGGAACTACTCAAGCATTAGGTGTACTGATGGGCGTAGAATACGTTGATGGAGTAACAAAGAAGCCTACGTTTCTTAATTACTGGCCCGGTTCCAACTCAGTAAGTGTTGACACCAATCACCCAGTAAAGGCTTTTGTTGCCGATGATCCCATGCAAATCTTTAAAGTGTCTTCAGATGCCACATTAACCAACCGCGCCACTGCACAAGCGGCTGTGTTTGCTAATGCTAGTCTGGGAACGTCTGCTAGAACGGGTTCAACAAACACAGGGTCTTCCAACTCTCAGTTGGGTGTAAGCACCATTGCAACTACGGCTACCCTGCCGTTAAGAATTGTGGGTATTATGGACGATCCGGGTAACGAAGACGTTACTGCGGCTGGTCTGCCGATGCTTGTTCGCATCAATGCTCATTTCAACTCACCTACTAGCCGTTTTGATTCGCAGACTAATGCGACATCAACAGGCATTTAAGGGGGATATATCATGGCTATTTCTCGCAGTCAATTAGCGAAAGAGCTTGAACCCGGCCTTAATGCCTTGTTCGGCTTGGAGTATGACCGGTACGAAAACGAGCATTCGGAAATCTTTGATGAGGAGTCTTCGGACCGTGCATTTGAAGAAGAAGTGATGCTTGGTGGTTTTTCTACGGCACCTGTTAAAAACGAAGGCGGTACTGTTAGTTTTGACGATGCACAAGAAACCTACACGGCTCGGTACACTCACGAAACTATTGCCCTTGCATTTTCTATTACAGAAGAAGCTATTGAGGACAATTTGTATGACCGGTTAGCATCACGCTATACCAAAGCTCTAGCTCGTTCTATGGCTCAAACCAAGCAAATCAAAGCTGCGGCTATCTTGAACAATGCGTTCTCGACAGGTGCTAGTGCGATTGGCGACGGTGCGGCTTTGTGTTCAGCTAGTCACCCTTCTCTGTCAGGCAACCAGACCAACCTTCTGGCTGTTGCGGCTGATCTCAACGAGACTTCTCTTGAGCAGATGCTGATTGACATTGCAGGACTGACCGATGAGCGTGGTCTGAAGATCGCTGTACGTGGTTTGAAGTTGATTATACCTAAAGAACTGCAATTTATTGCAGAGCGTGTAATTAACTCTAACCTCCGCAGTGGAACCGCAGACAATGATAATAACGCAATGAAGAACATGGGAATGTTGCCAGAAGGCGCAGTAGTTAACCATTTTCTTACTGATACCAATGCGTACTTTATCAAGACTGATGCTCCAAATGGTTTCAAATACTTCAACCGTGCGCCGATTAAAACGGCAATGGAAGGAGACTTTGATACTGGCAACATGCGTTTTAAAGCCCGTGAAAGATATAGCTTCGGCGTGTCTGATTGGCGTTCTGTGTTCGGTACTCCCGGCGCATAGAAAACATATGTTGACTAGAAAGGGCGGCACTTGCCGCCCTTTCTTTTTTCCGGTATAGTAAAAATTAACATATTCCCTGACAGTCTTTTTTTAGGCTGACATTTGCCAAGACAGGAGAAATACTCATGGCTAACACAACTTTTACGGGACCCGTTCGGTCTGAAGGCGGGTTTCAAGACATAACTAAATCCGCAACTGGTGCGATTACTACCAACTCTACTTATGGCGATGATGCCTCTATTGGTTTAACACTTGACGTTACAAAATTAACAACCCTAACGGGAGGTGTTGTTCACGGTGCCGGAACTCAGTTGATTTCTGCAACGGTTACTACTGGCACAATTGCAGTTACTCAGAATGCCACGACGGATGTTTCTTTTATTCAGCCCCCGGGCACTATCATTCGTAATCTTATTGCTATTCCAGCCGGTAACATTGTTACGGGCGGGTCAGCCGGTAACGACCTTGATTTTGATTTGGGAACGTCTGCGGGTGGTGGTCAGATAATTGACGAAGAAGCCATTCTGGATGATGGTGGTTCTGCTGTCACATGGGCGGCTAAAGCTCCCCTATACCTGATTCAAAGCTCTCACGGTCATGGCGCACAAGCATTTGTAAGCACTTCGGTAACTGCGGGTGTTGTAGGTGGACCGGCTACTTCAGAAGCCATTGTAATTGCGTCAACTTTGTATAGCGCGGCAGCGCGTACTCTTCACGCCCGATTAAAGCCTGTTGGTGCTAACTTGGGTACTGCGGCAACGACCGTTACTTACATAGTTGAGTTTCAGTTCATCTAATTAAGCGGGGAGAAATTTATGTCTGATGTTAAAGCGACATTTGTCTCTGCGGCAGTGGCAAGTGCAACTGCTATATCGGCCGCGGCACAGGTAGGTAATAATGCTGCGCTCACTTTGACCGCTAGTCCCTTTGTTACGGATGCTGCAAGACAAATTACCATTACTTCGGGTGGCAATGATTCAGGCATTTCTTTTGACATTGTCGGATTAGATGAAACGGGTGCCGCCGCATCTGAACGAGTTACTGGAGGAAACGCCGGTGCTGTAACTAGCACTAAGTTTTATACTTCCATTACCTCTATTACAGCCGTTGGTGATCCGGCAGGTACGGTGGCTGCGGGAACTTCAAATAACGTAGGAGTCCCGATGTTTGAGGGTCGTATGCGTTTGAGAGGTATGTACGCAGTCAATACCGGTACGGGAGGAACCATCAGCTTTAGAGAAGGCACTGTAGGCGGCACAATAAACATGCAGTTTAATACGGTTTCAACTGCGGACACCGCTGAATACCCTGATATACCTGATAACGGCATGTTGTTTGTTGGTGGAGGGTACATAACGTACTCTGCCGCTAATATGGCTTCCATAACAGTGTTTTTTGCTTAGATAGGTTTTTTATGGCTACTACCAAAGATGTTGAAAAACTTCCAAGTGGCCGTATTAAGTATCGTGGTGAGACTTTTTCGGGGTTTAATAAACCTAAAAAAACCCCGAATAAACCTAAAAAAAGTGCTGTTTTAGCTAAAAAAGGTTCTGAAATAAAAATAGTTAGGTTTGGCGACCCTAATATGTCTATTAAAAAAGATCAACCTGCTAGGCGAAGCAGTTTTCGCGCCAGACACAAGTGTGATACAGCCAAAGATAAGTTCTCAGCACGTTACTGGAGTTGTAAAGCATGGTAAGTGCCGTGAATTTAGGTGCCGGTTCTTCACTTAAAAAGAAGTGTCCTCCAATACGTCTTAAAAAAGGCGGCGCAGTAAAGAAAAAGTCTGGCGGAAAATTATGCCCAGAGGGCAAAGCTTGGGCAAAAAGGACGTTTGACACTTATCCTTCTGCTTATGCTAATTTAGCCGCGTCTAAGTACTGTAAAGACCCTAACTACGCTAAGAAGTCTAAAGGCGGAAAGAGAAAAGGACGTTAATATGCCTCACTATACAAAAGATTTAGATAAGGTTATTGCTGGTTTAAAAAAAGCGTCCAAGCTTCATGCAAACCAAGCAAAAGTTTTGGAAAAAATAAAAAAAGACCAAAGCGAAGGCTATGAGAAAAAGAAACCTAAAAAGAAGTGAGAACATCTTGTGGGCGATTTAAAAAAATGGCTGGATCAAGATTGGGTTAGAATTGGAACAGACGGTTCTATCTTAGGATCGTGTGGAACGTCTAAAGATACCAAAAATCCGGACAGGTGTTTGCCGCGCAGTAAAGCAGAATCTCTTTCAAAATCAGAAAGAGCCGCAACGGCTAAGAAAAAGAAAAAGTCTAAGAAAAAAGTTGTTTCAAACACCAAAGCGGCAAAAGTAACTCAGATGAGTAAAGGTGGCGTAGTTGCAAAAGGTTGTGGTGCAGTTATGTCCAATCGTAGGAAGTTAACTAAAGGTTCTGTATCTAGAGCATAAGAGGAGAAAGCTATGTACGGTAAGAAGTCTATGGGCATGAAAAAAGGTGGAGCGGTTAAACCTCCTAAGTCTGCTAAATACATGAAAAACGGTGGGCCTGTTAAACCTCCTAAGTCTGCTAAATACATGAAAAACGGTGGGCCTGTTAAACCCCCTAAGTCTGCTAAATACATGAAAAACGGTGGGCCCGTTAAACCCCCTAAGTCTGCTAAATACATGAAAAACGGTGGGCCCGTTACAGGTAATATGACTCTTGCAGGGGCTCGTTCTTTTTTAAAGGGTAAAGGCTACAAAGTAGTAAAAACTTAATGCCTTATCTAATAAGTAACATTCCTCATTTTAAATGTTGGGTGCGAAAAGAGTTTACTTGTAACAATCAGCGTTATCACGGCGAGTATTTACATGCTTTGGCAATAGCGGTCAATACAATACCGGACCGCTCTCTTAGCTTTCAGGTTGTCTTTACCGGTTGTGAAGCTGATGAAGAGGGCGATGAAAATTTACATGGTGGGGCCATGTGGGCACGACTGCCTATACAGGGGTTGGTAGCGGATATAGCAATGCCTGAATGGCCGGAAGTTATGGCAGACCACTTAGCTCAACCGTGGGATTGTGAATCACGAGATCATTCCGTGATTACAATGGATAGAGTAAGCAGCAGTCCTTGGATTGCTAAAATTAACCATGAATTTTATAGCTCTAGATATATGTTTACAGTGGATTATACGGACCATCATATAGCGGATGATCCCGCACAACATAAACAGAGCCATGTTATGTACATTACGGAGCCCGGTCCGTGGTACGGGAATATAGTTGCACTACCCAACAACAGGGTTCGGGCAACTAGTCCTGCTTTATGGCGCACCGGAGAAGGCGCACCCGATTTTTGTCCTAATCAGAAGATTTATTCTGCGGAAGGACATGAAAGTTATACGGACCCGTCTATTGTGTTTGATAATTTATACGCAGAACCCGATAATGACGAGGACGACGAGGATAACTAGGTATGGCAACCTCTAACAGTACTAATTTTGAATTAGACGTTACCGATTATATTGAGGAAGCGTTTGAGCGTTGTGGGTTAGAAGTTCGTACTGGTTACGACCTTAAAACAGCAAAGCGTTCTTTAAACATAATGTTGGCAGAATGGGCCAACAGGGGTTTAAACGCTTGGACTATTCAAGAAGTGTCTGTTCCGTTGGCGACAGGTGTTTCTGTGTATCCGGCAGGTACCTTAACTATATCCGTTGCGTCGTCTTCGGGTTTTGATATAGCTGAAACATTGACCGGTGGTACAAGCGGTGCAACCGCAGTGATCACTAATATCCCTTCTTCTACTTCTTTGGCAATTACGATACCGGTAGGTACTTTTGCACTTAATGAGTCTTTGACTGGTGGTACAAGTTCCTCAACGACAACGGTTTCGGCAGTTGTAGATTTTTCGGATGTTAACTCTACGATTGATTTGTTATCGGTAGTCGTCACCCGAGATAACACCGATTTCAGTATTACTCGTTTAAGCCGCGATGGTTTTATAAGCATACCAAACAAAGCGACTACGGGCCGCGTTAATCAATTCTTTATTGATCGGTTAATAACGCCGGTCATTAAAGTGTGGCCCACTCCTGAAAACAACACTGATGTTCTTAAATTTAATCGGTTGACTAGAATTGATAATGCGGACTCACCCATTAATACCTTGGATGTACCGTTTAGATTTTACCCGTGTTTGGCGGCAGGATTGGCTTATTACTTGTCTGTTAAACGTGCGCCAAATAAGGTGCAATTGTTAAAGACCATCTATGAAGAAGAATTTGATCGGGCAATGATGGAAGATCGTGACCGTGCTTCTTTTAACATTACCCCTAGTTACATGTATTTTAGGTCTTAATAATGGCTAAATACGCTTCAGGAAAAAACGCTTACGCTATTTCGGACAGGTCGGGTTTTCGTTATCGCTACAAAGATATGCGTAAGGAGTGGAACGGTTCTTTAGTCGGCAAAGACGAGTATGAATCTAAACAACCTCAGTTGGGGCCGTTTAGAAAAGTTAGTGATCCTCAAGCATTGAAAGATGCTCGTCCTCAGACCGGTTTAGAAGAACAACGCAATATTCAATATGGATTTGACCCTGTTGGGTTTAGGGGAGAAGATGGTTTAACTCCCAATCCGTTAAAAGCCACGGGTAGTGTTGGAAAAGTTAAGGTAATTATATGAGCTTTACTTTCGGGACGCTTAAAACAGCTTTACAAGACTACACTGAAAATGATGAAACTAGTTTTGTATCTAACTTGCCGTTGTTTATTCGACAAGCGGAAGAGCGTATTCTCAAAAATGTTCAGTTGTCTTTATTTCGCAAAAATGCTCAAGCGTCGTTCACACAAAGTAATGAGTTCTTGCCGGTTCCCCCCGATTTTTTAGCGCCATTTTCTTTTTCTATTCAGCCTACAGACGATAATGGCGCTGTAACAGAAAATAGCTCCAAGACATTTTTAGATTACCGGGATGTAGATTTTGTTCAGGCATTTAACCCTAACTCTACTACCACTGGAAAGCCTAAGTGTTATGCTTTGTTTGATGTAACTAGTTTTATAGTAGGACCTACTCCGGACTCTAACTATACAGCAGAGCTACATTATTACTATCGACCCACAAGTTTGACCGCGGGGTCAGATTCGGTAACAACGTGGTTAAGTGAGAACGCAGAAGTAGCCTTACTTTATGGAAGTTTAGTAGAATGCTATACTTACATGAAAGGTGAAGCGGATATGACACAAGAATACCAGAAAAGGTTTGCGGAAGCATTAAATGCTTTGAAAATGTTTGGTGAAGCCAAAGAAGTTACAGATGAATATCGAACCGGAATGGTAATAAGGGCGAAACAATAATGCTAACGGATCAAGTTTTATTAAACACGGATTTTGGTGTTACTGTCCAAACTTGTTCTAATAGAGGCTTTACACCGGAAGAAATTGCGGAAAGGTGTGTAAATCACATCATAAACGTGTCTGAAGACGCTCCTGAAGTAATAAAGGGTCAGGCCCTAGCCTACAGAGAGCAAGTGAAGACGTTAGTTACTTTTTATTTGCGAGAGGCGGTTAAAAGCGACAGAACAACCGTTTTTAATGAACTAAAAAACGCAGGACAGCCGCAACTTGCTGAATTAATTAGGAGATTATAATGGCTTTTAACGGAAACTTTATGTGTACTAGCTTTAAAAAAGAGCTTTTGACCGGTACACATAACTTCACAAACGGTGCAAATACTTTTAAATTAGCTCTGTATACAAACAGTGCTACGTTAAATGCGTCTACGACAGCATATGCTACATCAAATGAAGTGGCTAATGGTAATGGTTACACTACCGGAGGCGCAGCGTTAACTAACGTAACGCCTACCAGTTCGGGAACCACCGCTTTTTGTGATTTTTCTGATGTTACTTATAGTAGCAGTACGATTACTGCGCGGGGTGCGTTAATTTATAACGACACTCAAAGTGATAAAGCGGTATTGGTCTTAGATTTTGGATCAGATAAAGCATCTTCTTCGGGAGATTTTGTTATTCAAATGCCCGCGGCTAATGCTACTAATGCGATTATACGGATAGCCTAATGGCTAATGCGGTAACAGCGTTTGAAGGATGGAACTCCTCTACCCAATCGTGGAATGCTTCCACATGGGGTAATGGTGTAGCTTCTCCTGCGTTTAGTTCTACCTCTGGCATAGGGTCCGTATCAGTAATTTTTAACACTCAAGCCGCGCCTTCGGGTTTAGTTACGGTAGCAAGGATAAATGGTGTAGAGGTTCTTGAAGGCACGGGAGTATCGATAAGCGTGTCCGGTCTTCAAGCTAATGCTTCGGTAGGAAACGCGATAGTTTGGGGTCGAGTAATACCGGATGCAACTACTACTTGGACCGAAATGGTCGTAGCGTAAGGATGATAAAAAATGGCTAGTACATATACAACTTTTTTAGGTATTGAGAAGCCCGGTACAGGAGAACAATCCGGTACTTGGGGCGATACTGTTAACACTAATAGCGACATAATTGATCAAGCGGTTGAAGGCATTATTGCAATAACTTTGTCTGCTACGGGCTCTTCGGGGTCGCCAAATTCGTTGCCAATTACAGACGGAGCAGTTTCAAACGGACGTAATAAGTATATTGAGTTTGTAGATGGAGGTGATATTGGAGGAACTGTTTTTGTTTCTTTAAGTCCTAACAATGCAGAAAAAATAGTTCATGTTCGTAACAGCCTTTCTGGCTCACGGTCTATTCTTATATTTCAAGGAACGTACAATTCTGGCCGAGATTTTGAGATTTTAAACGGCAAAGATTACGTTCTTAAATTTAGTGGAGGGGGCTCATCCGCTACTGTTACTGATGCAAATGTTGATTTAACGGTTACTGCGCTTACCGCAGCTACCTTAAACTCTACTACGTTTAACGCTTCAGGTGTGATTACAGGATTAACGGTCGAAGCCACGGGTAGTACTTCCGCGGGCGACAATGCCGCAATGGGATTTACGTCGGCAGAAGGTCTAATACTGACAGGTCAAGGCTCTACAAACGATGTAACTATTAAGAATGATGCTGATGCCGATGTTCTGGAAATCCCAACAGGTACGGTAAATGTTACGGTTGCGGGCGACTTAGTTGCGGCAGGAACTCTACAAGCAACGGGCGCTACAGCGGCAGGAGATGGTGCCGCGCTTGGTTTTACGTCGGCAGATGGGTTGATACTCACCGGCCAAGGCTCGACCAACGATGTCACAATCAAGAATGACGCTGATGCAGACGTAATCGAAATACCCACAGGCACTACCACTGTTAATTTTGCAGGTGCAGTTGCTGGGGCAAGCACTATTACTGCCACAAGCACAATCGTCGGTAATGCAGGGCTACACGTTAAGAACGGCGCGACAGGCGCGGGATTCGTACAGTTCTTTGAGGACTCAGATAACGGTACTAACAAAGTTACCCTAGCTGGCCCAGCATCTACCGCTGACATTACTTTGACCCTTCCTAGTTCGGCAGGGAGTAGCGGTCAAGCCTTGGTCACTAACGGCTCTGGCGTGTTATCGTTTGCGGCAGTGGGCGGCTTGTATAACGACTGGGCTATTAAGACTAGCGCATACACGATGGTTTCGGGCGATCAGATTATTGTTAATGCCTCTGGAGCCACTACAATAACGGTTCCTGCTTCAGCAAGCGCGGGTGACACGGTGACTATTAAGGCTACGGGCGGTGGTCTAGTTACTATTGGACGTAACTCACAGAAAATTAATTCGTCGGCGGCAGACGGAACATTGTCTAGCGGTAATGCTGTACAGCTTGTCTTTGTTGATGCAACCATTGGGTTCCTTGAAATTTAATTAGGAGATAAAAAATGCCAGTTTTAGGTATAAAAAGTCAGGCAATAATTGAAGAACTTCTTTTGTTTCAGTCGCAAACTTGGACTTGCCATCAAACGGGGCTTGTTAAGGTTGTTTGTATTGGCGGTGGTGGATCAGGGGGTTGCACGCAGGGCAACGGAAGCGTAGCGGGGAGGTCTTCGGGGGGCGG